ACTCGCATCCTTCTATCGTAAATCGTTTGACGAAGCAGTAAGGCTTGCTGCTGCGGACATTATGCGTCCGCCTTCGCAACGCCCTCTTGCCGTATCCGATGGGATACCTCGTATGTCTAATCGTTTATGGATGCAATCACTTGGTAGGACTCTTGGTCAATGAGTCGTCTGTCGTTGCTTCGTACAGACGATTTCACTGGTGGTCTTAATCTTCGTGCTGACCCTTTCCAGTTAGGTCGTACTGAATCACCTGATCTGTTGAACGTGGATATTGATCCACGTGGTGGTTTGACTATGCGTGGTGGTATGACGAAGTTGAATACGTCTGCTATTGGCAGTATTGCTAATGGTTCGTTTACTCCCAAGGCGTTGTACGCTTGGGATCATAGTACCCCACAGGTTTTGTTGTCTGCTAATAGTGCTGTTTATTATGCGACGACAACAGCGTTTACTTCTATGGGTATTTCTACGACTGCACCTTTTGGTGCGTCGTTTACTGCGTGGTCTGCTAGCACTGAAAGTTTTGCTTATGTTGCTACTGGTGGTGTTTCTTACAGGTGGAATGGTTCTACCGCTACTGCGTTGACTGATGCTAGTACTGATTATGAGGATGATTATTCTTCTCCTGTTACTGGCTTTGCTCCTAAGTCTCGTTTGATTACTTCGCATGTGGATCGTTTGTGGTGTGCGTACACGACTGAGGGTGGCGTTGACTATCCGAACCGTGTGCGTTTCTCGCATCCTATTAATCGTGAGTCGTGGGCGACTAACGATTATATTGACATTGTTGAGGGCGGTTCAGGTATCACTGCGATCATTCCTTTTAATGGCAACCTTCTCGTGTTTAAGAAGCGTGCAATATTTTCTATTTTGGGTTATTCAACTGACACATTTCAAGTCGTTAACTTGACGAGTGAAGTTGGTGCTGTTAATCCTTTGAGTGTTGTTGCTACTGAGGCTGCAGTGTATTTCTTTTCTTGGCCTGATGGATTGTTTAAATATGATGGTCAGCAGTTTATGGATTTGTTTACTTCTATTCGTCCTTTGGTTCAAACTGGACGGGTTAACGATATCGCTCAAGGCGAAATTCGTGTTGCGAATGTAAATCAAAAGATTTGGGTTTCTCTTGCTTTAGGTACTGATACTAAGGCTTCTGCTTGTTTTATTTATGATCCTTCTTTGAAGCAGAGTGGTGCTTGGAGCAAGTATCAGACTTCTGATGGTAAAGGTTTGGGTAGTGGCTGCAATTTTGTTACGTCTACTGGTACGACTTACAATTTGGTTTGCCATCCTTCTAATGCTTATGTATTGAAGGTTGACCAGTTGAGTGTGTATCAAGACGATGTGGGTACTGGTCCTTCTAATTTTAGTTCGTATTATAAAACTCCTTGGCAGGACGCTAATAATGTGTCTAATCGTAAGATGTGGAGACGACCCGACTTTGTTGTCAAGCAGACAACTGTTGCTACTAATTTAACTTTGCGTGTTTATCATGACTGGGAAGAATCCATTATTGCTAGAACTTATGTTGTTAGTTTGGATGCTTCGGGCGATTCTCTCATTTGGACTGCTACTGCTGGTAGTGAACCTGATGGTAACGAAGGTTGGAATGAGGCTGATTGGGGCGAAAGTGCTACTGGTTCTGCCCTTGCTGTCGGCAAGTCTTTAGGACTTGCTCGCAGTGTCCAACTTAGTATTCAGGGTGAGGGTGGCAAACCTTGGGGTGTTAACTCTATTACTTATAAATATAATCCACGAAAGGTGCGTGCCTGATGGCTACTGCTGCTGTTACTTATACGTTCGCTAATGGTACTAACGCTGATGGTACTCAAGTTAACTCCAACTTCACTAGTGTCGTTAACTTCTTGAACACTGAAACTGTTCAGCGTGACGCAAGCATTGCGTTCACGGCTATCCCCAGTTTGCCTGCTACTGATCCTACGACTGACAATCAGGCTGTACGTAAAGCGTATGTAGATAACTTTCTGCCTGCTGGTGTGATTACTCAGTATGGTGCTTCTACTGCGCCGACAGGATGGTTGTTGTGTCGTGGTCAGGCTATTAGTCGTACTAATCCTTTATACACACGTCTGTTTGCTGCTATTAGTACTACGTATGGTATTGGTGATGGTTCTAGTACGTTTAATCTTCCTAACTTGCAGGGTCGTATTCCTGTTGGTTTTGATAGTACGCAAACCGAGTTTGATGCGTTGGCTGAAACTGGTGGGTCTAAGACAAGTACGTTGAGTACGCCTAACTTGCCTCCTCACCAACACGGTGTTGGAACTATTTTGCCTAACACTATTGCTGATCACGTTCACGCTCATACTCTTGCTGTTGCTGCTCACAATGCAAACCACTCTCATACTATGGATCATAGTCATACTGTCAGTTCTACTGGAAGTACTAGCACTACTGGTTCACACCAACATGTTAATGCTGAAGTTCAGTTCCAAGGTCATATATGGAATAGGTATACTTATGGTTATGGTAACGACTATGCGATACCTTTAATAGCCAATGCTGGCGCAAACCCTATGGCTGTTGGTTACGGGTCATTTTCTTCGGGTGAACATAACCATAACGTTTCTGTTTCGGGAACAACTGGCAGTCCTTCTAATCCTTCTGTTGCTAACAGTACGACTCTTAGTTCTTTAGTCCACACTTTTAGTGGTTCAATTACTGCTGGTGGTGGACATACACATACTATGAGTGGTTCTACTGCCCTTGAAGGTAGTGGCACAGCATTCAATAACCTTCCCCCTTACATTGTGGTGAACTACATCATCAAACTATGACTAAGTGGACAGCACCCGATATTGCATCCATTCGTGGTGACAATAGTAGACCTCTGCAAAAGATCTTTGGATCTTTAACAGAGTATCTTAAGGACGCTTCAGGTCAGCATACTGAAGTATCGCAGACGTATGTCCGCAATGGTGAAACAACAACATTGACTATTGGGACTGTTGTCTATTTGGATGCGCAACAGGGCAACAGGGCTACTGTTAAACGTGCGTTTAATACGAGTGATGCTACAAGTGCCAAGACCCTTGGTGTCGTTGCTGAGAATATTGCTCCTAATGCTGATGGTCTTGTGACTACGTTGGGTTATTTGGAGAAAGTTAATACGTCTGCGTTTACTGCTGGACAAACTTTATATTTGGGTGCTACTGCTGGGACGTTTACTGCTACTAAACCTGTCGCTCCTAACCATATGGTTTATGTTGGTGTTGTTGTTCGTGCGAATGCTGGCAACGGCATTATTTATGTCCGTTGTCAGAATGGTTATGAGTTAGATGAGATTCATGATGTTTTGATTACGTCTCCTGCTACGGGTAATATTTTGATGCGTAATAGTTCTAACTTGTGGGTTAATACTCCGCAGACTTCTATTACGAGTGTTGGTACTTTGACGGGTCTTGCTGTTAGCGGAACGGCAACCGTTACAGCATCTAGTGGTACTGCTATGCGTATCACTAACTCAGGTACAGGCGAGTCGTTCCGTGTAGAAGATGCAACTGGTGATATAACACCTTTTGTTATTGATGCTTCAGGCAATGTTGGTATGGGTACTGCTACACCGTTAGCACGACTTCATATTACGGATGGTAGTGCCAACATTCGTTTGAACACGTCAACTACTTTTGCTGATGCTCTTAATATAGTGCCCCCCACTTCGTTTAACAGCCGTAATATAACGCTAAATACTGCTACTTTGACTGCTAGCCGTACTGTCACTTTGCCTGATGCTACAGGTACTGTAATTACGACAGGCAACCTGTCAAGCATTACGAGTACAGGCACTTTGTCAACACCATTGGCTTTTTCTGTTGGTTCAGGCGCAGTCATTAAAGCAATTGAGAACAGGCTTGTTAGTGGTAGTGGTCAATCTGCCGCAATGTATTTTGGTGATGGTGCTAGTGGTAATACTGCAACAGGTGGCATAGAAGTTTCGTGGAATACTGGCAACAACGACCCAATCATCGGCATTGGCGTTACTCGTGATACCAATAACACAAAAATTACCATGAGTTATGCAGGCATCATCAGGATGTTTTCGCAAGGTGCAGAAAAAATGTCTATCACCACTTCGGCGGTATCATTTGCAAACGGAGTTACTGCGCCTTTCTTAACTGCTACAAGTACATTGACTTCTAATAGCACATTGAATACATTTGGCTCTGTTCAAGTTTACAACCAAGGCGTTTCATATCCTGGTGCATCTGTTGGTGGCGGTAGTTCAAACCAAATTGGTTTTCGTTGGACTTCACCTGTTGTGAACTGTACGGTGGACAATGTTATTAGCGCCGCCTGTGCAAACTTTTCTGATAGACGGCTCAAAACAAATATACAAACTTTGACTAACGGTATTGAGTTAGTTAGAGGTTTGCGTTGTGTTAGTTACAATCCGCTTGATGTTATTGGTTTTGATGAAGAAACTTTTGAACCTATTATTGGTGATCTTGACCCATATGATGAAATGCTCGGATTTGTTGCAGATGAGGTGCAAGAAGTTTATGCCAACGCTATTCAGGGTGAAGGAAACAGAATAAAAAGCATTGACAATGTGCAATTACTGTCTATGGCTATATCGGCTATTCAAGATTTGGATCAGCGACTACAACAATTGGAGACAGTATGAATGAGCAATCACAGGTAGATGCAGGCAAAGTTATTGAGTCTTTGCTACGACAAGTAGCAGAATATGCTCAGAAGGTTGCCTTGTTGGAGGCTTTTGTGGCTTCTGTGGATAAGGGTGAGGGTAACGAAAAGGGTGATTAGTGATGGCTTACACTGATATAGGTTTAAATTACGAACCTAAGAGGCGTGGCGCTGCCCAGCAGCGTGATGCTTCTTTGGCGATGAATGCGTTTAGTCGTATGTTGTCGCAGCAGCGTGGTGCTCGTGATCTTATGGCTACTGATAAGGCTGCTTCTAAGGGGCTTGAGGGTTTTGGTGCTGGGTATGGTCGGCGTGGTTTACGTAATAGTGGCATTTTCCGTAATGCTGCTTCGGACTATTCGCAGAATTGGACGCAGCAACGTAATGATCAGTTGGATGCTTTGCGTCAGCAGTTGGCTCAGTATGACTTGCAGGATGCTCAGTCTAAGGCTGCTTATGGTGATACTGAGGCTGAGATTGAGTTGGCGAAGCAGCGTGACATTCTTGCCACGGCTGCTTCTTTACAGGGTTTGCGCCCGTTTCTAGGAGGATGAGTCGTGGTTACTCGGAGATATACAACGCAAGATGGTAATACTGATGGTAAGCGTAGCGTAGGTAAAAGGCTTACCCCTGAACAGGGTCTATATGATGGTACTGCTATTTGGAAGCGCACTGATCCTGCCACTACTGCTGCGATAGGTGCTTTTAATGCTGGAAATATTCCTACCAATAACACTGGCAAGTGGGGTGCTATTGACACTACCGCAACTCAATTGAAGAATGCTTTATATGAAGATAAGAAGTCAAACCCACCTACTAGTGGTGGTGGTGGGAATAGCAATAAGGCTTTGATGGATGCACTTACGCAATATGCTAAGTCTATTCGTGGTGGGAATGTTGACGATGGCAGCATGATGTACGCAAACAATATGACTGATATCAATAATCTTTATGGTGGTTTGGCTGATAGTGCTACTGCTCGTGCTGCTGCTCAAGAGAAGATGATCTCAGATTTTTATGGTGGCGCTCAGGCGAATGCTAGTCAGTCTAATCAGGATATTCTTTCTCGTATTGCTGGCTTGTATGATCAGTCTGCTGGTGAGGTTGGTCGTCAGACTTCTGAGGGTCAAGCAACTATTGATCAGACTACGCAACGTGCCTTGGAGGCACTTGGTGCGCAGTCCAATCCTTATGCTGGTTTGCAGATGGCTGATGTTGGGGCTGTGACTGATCCTATGGCTGCTTATAGTGAGGCTGTTGGTGCTCCTCAGGGTGGCATTCAGGCTTTGCAGCAGATGCTGCAGTCACAGAATGCGGCGACAAGGGGAGGGTTTGGAAACCTTGCTCAGTTGTTGGGTGCTTCTCAGCAGGCTGCTCAGCAGTCTCGTATTGGTGATGTGAATGTGGCTCGTGCTGGTGCTCAGCAGGATCTTAGTACGACTTCTCGTGGTGTGTTGGCGCAGTTGATGCGTCAACGTAATGCGGATGAGATTGCTCAGCGTCAGTCGTTTGATCAGCAGAACTTTGGTATGGGTCAGAATGCTTTGCAGGCTCGTTTGAGTGGTTCTAATTCGCTTGCTGATTTCTTGAATAGTTTGGGTGCTAATCAGTTGTCTCAAACTTTTGGTCAGCGTGATGCTGCTCAGGCTGCGCAGTTGGCTGGGCGGAATCGTCAGCAGTCTCGTCAGGATGATCTGATGAGTCAGTTGTTAGACCTTTCTAGTAAGGGTATTGATGTATCGCAGATTATGGCTCTTCTTGGAGGTCAATGATGGATGAGGATCTTCTAATTTGGTTGATGTCTCAAGCAAATACTAAGGGTGGCTCTAAGCAAACCAACAATATTCAAGATCTTGTGTCGTCGCTGTTCTCTCCTGAGTTCGGTGCGCTAACTGGATCTGTTGATCCGTTAGCGACGCAGGCTGCTCCTTATGTTCCTAATGTCCCTTTGTTGACTGCTTATACGAATGATCCGAATGTTGATGTTCGTAATGCTGCTTTGCGCATTGCGAACGGTGACTCTCCTCTTGATGTGAAGATGGAGTTGCGTGGCAAGTTTGGTTTGAAAACAGAGAAAGATATCACTGATGCTGGTTTGACTATCAAGGAACTTGATGGCATTGTTGATGATATGTATAAGGAGTATGCCTCTAACTTGAGTGATGAGGCTGCTTATAATGCTGCTTCTGCTAAGGCTTTAACTTCTAACGTCTTTGGTGATGCCATGTTGCCTCAACCAACAGAGCGTTACACCTTGGATACGATGCCTGTGACTTCTGATTTGCAGGCTATGTTTGATCGTCTGAATGTTAGCGCCGACAAAATTGGTGCTAAGGGTAAGGCTGTTCAGGGTGCTACTGACTTGGAGAAGCAAGTCATGTTGAAGTATGCGCAAGAGAACCCTACTCCTAAAAAGAGAGTTGTTACGCCGACAAACGAGAGTGCTCTGAGAGACGTGCCTTTGCCTGCGTTTGATAATTATGCTGATGCTGTCAAGTATGGCGATGCTTATGTTCGTGGTGGTGGCGGTCAGTTCGGTGATGCTTGGATTGCTGCTAATCAGGAGTATGAGAAGTTTGTTCAGGCTAATCCTATGGCTTCTGAGGATGAGAAGGATGCGTTTAGGCAGAACAAGTGGCGTGAAAAGTTGGCTATTAGTATCCCTGAGTTGGGTACTGCCATTGGGAAGGCTCAATCTCCTGAGATTTTGAAAGTTCAGGATCGTGAGGTTTCTAAACAGAATGCTCGTGAGGATGCTTTGATGCTCAATCGTGCTGCTAAGTCTGAAGCCCAACGTACTGTGGGTAATGATTACGAGAAGCAGAAGAAACTTCTACTCAATCAGGCTACTACGGCTAAACAGAAGAAAGTTGGGGAACTCCTCGCTTTGGGCATGCTAGGTAAAACGCCTTTGTTGGACGCTTTGAAGATGCGTACAACTGGGCTTGGCTGATGTAACAAGTCCACCTATTAGTGATGGCTGTTTATAATCCTCGTTTTGATCCCAATGTTATGGGTGTTCCCAGTGGCTCTTCACCTAAGGTGCAGAGCCTAAAAGATATCCTTGCTGCTCAACCAGTCCAACAACGTGTATCTTCTTTGGGGAGTAGTGCTTCTACTAAGGGCGCTCCTGATGAGGGTGGATGGCGTGGTCTTGTAGGGGATATTCTTGGCAGTGCTCCTGCCAAGATCCTTCTCAAACCTTTAATTGCCCTTGACGTTCCTCGTCGTGTCATCATCTCAGGTATTAAAGAAGGCGTTGACATCTTCGGTCCTGATGATGCGTCTTTGGGCGATTTCATGAAGCAGGTTAAAGATCCTACTTTTGGTGCTGGAGATTTTGTTAATACGGGAAGCAAGTGGGCTGACCGTATTCTTGGTTTTGTTGGTGACGTTGCTCTTGACCCGTTGACTTACGCTACGTTTGGTGCTTCTCATTTTGCTGGTAGTGGTGGTCGTCTTGCGTTAGCGAACCTTGCTAAGGACGCTGGTTTTGAGGGCGCTAAACTTGCTCAGATTGCACGCTATGGGCGTGCTGCTCTAGATGCTGATGAGATTGCTCGTCTTGGTGTTAACCGTAGTGGTATCTACATGTTTGGTAAGCGTTTGCCTCAGGTGCGTATTGCTGGTACTGGCAAGATTGGTGAGTTGAGTGAGAGGGCTTTGGCTGGTCTTCGTCTTGCTGGTTCTAATACCAAACTTGGTTCTGCTATGCAGAAGGCTTTCACTCCTGACGATTATAAAGAGTTGCGTATCGCTTTGGCTAAGGGCGATGTTCCTTCTAGTAAAGTTGGCGATATTATTACGACGATTGTTTCTCGTGATACTGAACGTCAGATGGCTGCTCGTAGTTTGAATGAGGGGCAGCGACGTGTAGTGCAGGTTATGGCTGAGGCTGGCGAGTCAGAGTTGCAGTCAACACGTAAAACATTACATAAGTATATGGAGAATCCAGCGTTGTTGGCTAACGCTTCTGCTGTTGAGCAGAAGGCTTTGTCTCGTTGGACTGCTTTGTTTGGTACTTTTTGGGATGATGTTGATGCGATCATTAAGGGTGTAGATCCTAGTGGTGGCTTTGGTCGTTTCCAAAACTATTTCCCTCACATGACTACTGATGCTGCTGATAAGTGGATGCGTGAAGCACGTGGTGCTTACAGTAAAGAAGTTTCTGAACTCATTGACCGTCCTCTTGATCCTGCACAGGTTTTCCAGCATCGTAAATTAAAAGAGGGCATGGAATGGTTTGGCACTAAGTTAGGTAAGGATGACTTAACTGTTGATCGTTTGAATGAGATTGCTCGTAATGGTGGTTTCACTGGCGACTTCTTTGAGACAGACATTGTTACTGTTGCAGAGAAGTATGTTGGTAGTTATTCAAAGCAGATGGGTATCTCTTCTCGTTTGAAGGAACTGTCAGATAAGGGTGTTATTAAAACTCTTACTGATCGTTCTATTGATGAAACGATTATTGATACTGGCGCTAAGGCTGCTCATGAAACAGTCTTGAAGGCTGCTACTAAAGATCTTGTTGATGTTGGTATTAGTTTCAAGGCTGCTCTGCAGATGGCTGCCGAAGGTGTTGTCGTCGCCAAGAATGAGGCTGTTGCTGGTATCGCTAATGTTACTGAGGCTGCTGTAAAGGCAACGACTGCAGCCGATGCTGCTGCGTTGCAGTTAACAAACATTAATAAGAAGATGGACGATGCTGTCAGTCTTCTTGATAACTATCAGAGAACCATTGAGTCGCTTCTTGCTCCTGATGGTTCTTATCCTATTAGTGCTGGTCCAGTGTTCAAGCAGTTGGATGAGTTGAAACTTGAGTTAACTAAGTTTAAAGACGAGTTCGCTGGCGCTTCTGCTAATGAGGCTAGGTTTGCTGAGGAACTTGCTGTTGCTAAGTCGGAGGGTGCTGCTGCTGAGGCTATTGTTAAGAAGCGTCAGGCTGCAGAGCGTGCGACGACAAAGAAAGCAACTGATGAGAAGGCTAAGAAGGTTGCAACTAAAATTGAGAAGACTATTACTGATGTTCAGGACACGGTTAATTACAACCAGTTGTTGACAGAGAATTACAACTCTATTGTTGAGGGTACTGTGTTCACTGGTGTTAACAGTGATCTTCTTAATAACATTGGTGAGTGGATTGGTTCGCAGCCTTTGGCTGCTGCTACTCGTGGTCGCAAGGGTGTTCAACCAAAGTTTAGTGGTGGTGTAGATGCGTACATTAAAACCAATCTCGGTAATCGTGAATGGTTTAAGCGTTTAACTGGTAAGAAAAAAATATCTCCAACCAGTGTTGCTAAGTTGAACTATGAAGGTAGTGAGAATACTGTTGTTGCTTTGTTGAACTCAGGACCATCTTATATTGAAGATGGTCGTCGTGCTGGCATGTGGATGTTGGCTCGTGATGAGAAGTTCTTTGGTGAGGATGTCCCTGAGATTCTTGCTAGAGCACGTGAGGATCTTGTTCGTTCTCTTGAAGATGCCGAGACTGCTGTTATTGCTGATGCTGCTAGAGCAACTGCAGCAAAAAAGACTGAGACAGTAAGTGATGCTGTTGTTGTCGGTGCGACTGCGACTAAGAAGCAGCAGGGTGAAATTGCTGCTGCGTCTGCGAGTCTTACTGGCGAGAATACTGCAGGTCGTATTGCTGCTCGTCGTGTTGAAGATGTGAATATTGTTGCTGATGAAGCAGGACAATATGCTACACGTTTGGAAAAGTTCTCTAATGTTCGTGGACAGTTAGAGGCTGCTGGTCTTTCTAATTCTACTGAGCCTTTGACTCAGGAAGCAAAGGTTAAGTTTGCTCAGATGCTTGTTGGTGAAGAGGCATTGGCTGAGCGTGCTGCTGCTGCCAATGCAGATGAACTCGTGGGTGATGTTGCGGATTATAATGTTTCTGATGAAATCTTTGCGAAGACAGGCGTTGATGAAGAAGCAGCAATGGATGTTGCGAACGCCGAAGATTATGGTAGTACTCTCGCTGACTCTACTGATACGAGTGTTTATTCTAAATCAGATTATATTGAGGGTGGATCTGTACGGAATATTTCAACTGCTAGTGACACTATTACTATTGATAGCGATTTCCAAAACGCTATCAATAATGCTATTTCTAAACCTATTGAAACTTTTGCTGATCTTCATCGTGTTGTTAAAGAGATTGAAGACAATATTATTGGGCGTACGTGGGAAGTTGGTCAAGGCGCAACTCAAAGAACATACACTGTTCGTGATGCAATCGTTGCTCCTACTGCCAAGGATGGCAAGTCTGCTATCCAGCGTGCTGTTGAAAACAACTTAACTAAGGCAAATGTTAAGGCTGCAGAAATTAGTGGCTTGACCACTCAAGAGGTTTCTCAAGTTGTTGCTGAGAAGTTAACTCAGTACATGGTGTTGTCTGAGTTGCATCAGAGGTTTATCAATATTGGTGCTGTCCTTGGCAAGCATGGTCAGACTGTCACTAAGGACATGTTGTCTGATACTGCGAAGAATGTGACACGCAACCTTCGCCAGCATTGGCAGGCAAAGGTTGAAAGATTAACTGCTTTGGGTGGTCCTGAATTGGAACGTGCTCAGAATGTATTGAAACAACTTGATTCTATTACTCTTGAACCTTCTGATGAGTTGTTCTCTCGTATGCTTGGTGACATGTCTGTTCGTGTTCGTAACACTGCTGCTGATGCATCCGATGCTACTCGTGTGAGTGGTTTGTCTACTGCTGCTCGTGGCAAGATGGATGATGCTACTGATTCTTTGCAGAAGATGAAGTCCACTCCTCAGTATGTTAAGGCTATGCATGATAAAGAAATGGTTAATGCCATGGACGATCTTGCTGCCTCCAACCTTGATCAGTATGTTCTTCCCGATGGCACTCAAGGTTTCCTAGCCAAGGATGCCGAGGGCAACGTTGATGTGTTGATGATGCCTGATGGTGTTACTCCTGTTTCGTTCACTGAGGCTGAGTGGCGTTCTCTATATAAAGACCCTAAAGCAAATGTTGTTGCCGATACCACTAAGGTCACTGCTCTTGAAGATGACATCGCCAAGTTGGCAAGCGACATTCAGAATGGTAAAACTACTTTAACCAACATGGAGAAGGCTCGTGCTGCTGGCAAGTTAACTGAAGCAGACATAGCCACGCAGCAAAAGATCATCAATGCTCTTGGTGCTGCACAACAAAAACTTGATGGACTACAAACAGATTTAGCAAAACTCAAATCTGTCGCTGATGTTCATAATCCTGCCGTTCAACAGATGGCTCTTGAAAAGATGCGTATCCTTGTACATGGTAACGGCAAGCAGCAAGGCTGGTACAACTCAGGGGTTGACCTCAAGGGTGTTCTTAACTCTGACAATGCTGCTGTTGCCTTGCGTCGCACAAACATTAAATCTGCATGGGAATCAGGACCGCAAGCGAAGTTCTTGGCTGAGGTTGATAACACTGCAGCGAAGGCTGAAGTGTATGCACAACAAAGTTTCTCTAACTCTGTCGTCGCCATTAACGATCATGCCGACTTGTTGACTAAGGCTGCTGATGACGCTGCTAAGGTGGCGCAAGATAAGGCTGCGAAAGAGGCTGCAGATGCTGCAGCGGAAGCAACTGAGGTTGTGCCTCAGGTTATTCCTGCTGCTCCTGTTGACAACACTAAGGTATCTACCTTGACAGCGATGTTGAAGGAAGCAAGTGCTGGTACTAGTTCTGCTCGTGCGAGTGTTAAAAAGGTTGAAACTAAGATTAGTAAGTTGGAAGCAACTCTTGCTTCTGTTCGTCAACGTGAGGCTGCACGTTTAACGGGCAAGGCCGAGAAGCAACAAACTGTTGTTAATAAGTTGGCTGACACGCTGCATCAAGCACAAGGTGCTTTTGATGCTGCTGATGCTGTACGTGCTTCTGCTCAAGAGGTTTCCGAGCGTACTGTTCCTTGGCTTGAGGAGACCATTGCCTTTGTTGACTCTGTTATTGATGGGACTGTGAAGTTGCCTCAGGGTCGTGTAGGTGGGAAGTTTGGTCCTCGTCCTGTTGCTACTCCTATGCCTCAGACTGTTGCTGATCGTGCTGCACAGACTGCAGCAGATCGTGCTTCGGGTGGCAGGAATGCTACTGCTCGTTTGCGTAAGGCTGGTCTTACTAATGATGAAGCGAACGAGTTGACTCGTTGGCGTAAGACTACTCAGTTGGCTATGAAGGCTTTTAATGATGATCCTAATGATCCTATTGCTCGTGTGCTTATGGCTGCTGCGCATGCTGAGGGTAAATATTTTATGGCTGATCTTACTGTGCGTCAGAATCAATTGATCATGCGTAATATTGAGCAGGGAAATATTGCGACGACATTCGTGAAAGCAACTGAGGATGGTTTTGAGTCGTTAAAGAAGATTGGTTTAGGTGGCGTTCAAGCACCTAAGGAGATTGCTGAAGTTTTGCAGAACGTTCGTCGTGCTGCTCAGCCTGCTTGGGCTAAAGAGTTGAATCGTTTCTTCGGTAAGTACACACGTTTCTTTAAAGCGTATGCAACGTTAAGTCCAGGATTTCATGCTCGTAACGCCATGTCTAACACGTTCTCTCTTGTCGCTTCAGGTGCTGATATCAAGAATATTCATCGTGGTTTTGATTTGTATCGTGATCTTATTTCTCATATTAATAACAAGGGTAAGATTGATGACTGGCTTGCTAAGTTCACTGGCGAAGAGGCTAAGCGTGTTGAGATTGCTGTGCGTGCTATGGAGTCTGCTGGTGGTGGTCGTGTGGAGGAAGCGTTCGCTGACTTCGCACGTAAGGGAAGCACTGTTACTGACAACATTTTGACTCGTGGTTCACGCAAGTTGGGTGAGCGTGTTGAAGGCTCAGGTCGTTTTATGTTGGCTTATGACTCTGCTGCTAAGGGATTAGATTTCAATACGGCGACTGCTCGTGTTAAGCGTTACTTGTTTGACTATAACGATGTTGGTTCTTTTGATCAGAACATTCGTCAGATCGTACCGTTTTGGATGTGGATGTCACGCAACCTTCCATTGCAGTTGGTTAACCAGTGGAGCAACCCTCGTGCGTATGCCGTGTACAACAACTTGATGAGAAACATTGGTCAGGACGATTCTAAGGATGTTGTTCCTTCTTGGTTGAAGGAACAAGGTTCTGTGAAGATTGCTGATGGATGGTATCTTGCACCTGATCTTGGTTTTAACAGGTTGAGTAAGGATTTGGAGCAGTTGAAAGATCCTGCTCGTTTGTTGTCGTATGTTAACCCTGCGTTACGTCTTCCTGTTGAAGTGTTTGGTGGACGTAAGTTCTATAACAACGTTCCTTTCAGTCAGGATAAAGAAAAAGTTGCTGCTGGTTTTGGTGTTTCTCCTGTTATTGCTGCACTCGCTGATTTGCTTGGGCAAACCGAGCGAGGTCCGAATGGTCAGCAGTTGGTTGATCCCAAGTTGAACTATGCGATACAGTCTCTGTTCCCGATGCTGGGCAAGACTGAACGTCTTGTCCCTGAATCGGATGCGATGAAGCCGAAGGTGCTTGGCAACTGGGCTTCGTTCTTGGGTGTTCCTGTTCGTCAGGTTACTGAGGGTATGCGTGAGAATGAATTGCGACGACAAAGTAGTGGAGGTTAGTTATGGGTTTGTTCAATAAGAAGCGTCCTTATACAGGTTGGAATGGCAACAGTAAAGGCAAGTTGAAGGGCATGGAGAAGTTTAAGGACTGGGTTGTGTTCTTGAATGGTGGCAAGATTAGGAATCTTGGTACGTGGAATGTTCGTTTGCAGCGTGAACATGCTAAGCCGAGTGTTCATGGTACGGGTCGTGCTATTGATTTGCGTTACGCCAACCGTGAGGACGGTTTGGCGTTAATGGATTTCTTGGTGCGTCATGCTGACGCTTTTGGTTTGGAATATATTGGTGATTATCTTGGTGGTCCGTTTGGTCGTGGCTGGCGCTGTGACCGTGATGGTTGGCAGGTATACAAAAAACCCACCATTGGTAGTGGTGGGTCGTGGATTCATGTTGAGTTAAGTCCTGCCGTAGCCAACGATGCTGGCTACGTGGACGCTGTGTTTGCTTGCTTGCTGAAACCTGTTAAGTAATTATTCCATTCGTTTCTGCAATACTTCTACTACTGTTGTTACGAATGACATTAGTTCTAGCATTGCCATAATGTTTCCTTCTGTCGCATTCAGGTATGTGCTGATGAATGCTTCTGCCCCATCGTGTGGGATGAGTAGTTTGATTTCGTAGAAGGTGTCTGCGTCTGATTCTATTTTGTCTGCTCTTGCTTCAAGGTCAGCGATGTCTTTAGGATCAAAAGAGTTTAAGAATTCGTCGCTCACGGCTGGCACTCATCTTCATTTAAGCGGTAGATAGGGATGCAGGGATCGTCGTACTCTTCGTACAGTTCTTCTTCTGCTGCTGTTAAGTATCCATCGTGTGTTGCACAGTAGAAACTGACCCATCCTTTACGCATGCCGTGTTGTATCCAAGAGTATTTGTCGTCGTAAACGTTATGTGGATCATCCATTTTTATCTTCCTTGATAAGCGAAGCGATAAGAACAAAGTTGATTACGAGACTTGCGATTACCATTACGTCATACATTCTTTTTGCTTCTTCCTTTTTCTATCGCTGGAATAGTTTTTTGTTTAACATCGTAGATGCATGCTAGGTGTGCTTTAGGCACTCCTAGCCTTACTGCTTCACGTACTAGTTCGTCTAGTAGTGTTTCAAGCACTTTCAGGTTCGTCCGCTGGTGCAACGAAGTCTCCTTTTACTCGGTCTGCGATTGATCCGATTTGGTCAATGATCGTTGGATCTTCTTTTGATTCCGCCAACCACAGGACTGTTGCGATGGCTAGAGCAGCGACATCAGAGAACTCTAGTGGCTTTTGTTGTTCGGTTGTTTGTTCTTTTGTTTCTTCGTTCATTTTTCCTCGCTTAATTGCAGATTGAATGTTTCGTTCCAAACCATCATTGCGATGGTTGCGTATCCGACTAGGTCTTGCCATGTGTCTACTAATGCTTCGTTCTTAGGACGGTGTCCTTCTTCTACGAGTGTTAGTAGTCGTGCGATCTTGTCGCACATTCTAATGGCTATTCCTGTTAGTCCGAATAGGTTGATGTTGTTGTGTCCGTAGTCTCGTTGTTTGCTGACTAGGAGTTTGTGCATTGAGTCTGCTTGCCAAATGCCATCGTGTTTGAGTTGGGCGCAAGCCATGTCTCCTACGTCACCTATGAGTTCTAGTGGGACTTCTATTTGTGATCGTACGCATTGTGCGAGTCGTTTCTGCATTCCTTCTATTTGTGTGAGGATTGCAGGGTTGGTGGGGATAAATGAGTCCATGTCATCAATGATTGCTCTTGATGCTTCTTCCCATGTTGTGAACATTGTGTACCTCATGTTGATTGAGTGGTCGTTGATTAGTAGTCGTTCTAGTTCAGCCATTGCTTTCTTTGATAGTCGCCATGCGTGAGGTTTGCTCACGCCTAAGCGTCCACCTAGTGTGCTGTATGAAATGCCTTCGTAGAATATTGCTTCAATGCAAAACTTGGACTGTGGTCCAAGTTTATCAATTGCATCTTGTACTGCTTCAATGTGTGACATGTCTTCGGGATCAAATATGTCCCCGTGTTGAAGCATGCGTTCTGCTTCTGTTGTTGGTTTTGCTGCGAGTAGATCAAGGTTGAATGTCATGGCGTATCGGCTCTGTTGGGAAGTAGTCAATGTGGAGTGCGAAGTATGGTTTGTTGTTGTCAGGGAATCTGTCAACGACACCGAACTTGTGGAATGCTTTAACCCATTCGGCTAGTGGGGCTACCCAGTAACGTTTCTTACTTGAGTCCCAAATCCAAAGGTTGACTGGTCCTACTGCTTGCCATACTGACATTGATGTCAGTTTGTCAAAGCGTGTCTTGAGCATACTGTCGCCTCGTGAGGCGCAACCCATAACTTCGTATAGCCCATCGGGGAGCATATAGTCGGGAGCGTAACGCATTGTGTCACGCATGTGTCGTGTATCAAATGATGGTCGTAGCATCCCAAGCCTGTGGGCTGAGGGATTGACAGATTCAAATGCTGTCTCTGCTGTGTCTCCCATTGTTTTGATTCTTGTTGACCACGGCTGGTTCTTGTATGTGCTCATGCTTTGATCGCAGTCAACTTGACGACTTGTGAGTCGTCTTTCCAAGCCACACCGTTTAATCCATCTAGAATAGTTTTAACATAGTTGTCTATGTCGCCACGTAAAGATGATTTGGTTTTGATGTCAATCTGTTCAACGATGATTGCCATGCCTTCTTTGTCAACGACAATGTGGACAGCGACTTCGCCTTCAAAGATTGGACCATCCCATGCTGCAGCAATTTCTTTTTCTGCTTGAATGGTTTTGGCTGGCGTGTACATAAATGTTTTGCCTGCTTTAGTCACTGCTGCTCGTGGTCGTTCTTTAGGGTGTGGTCTTTGTTCTATGAAAATTGAGTGTGACCGTACGCTCTTACTAGCAACTTCTCCAGTTCCAGTCGTCCCGTCTCGCCCCTCATCAGATATTTTCCCCATCTTAAATCAGCATCCTCCAAGATACTCATAGCATCCTCAGGATTGAGTGATGCTTTACGGCATTCGTGTGCGAGGTGTGTCAACGTGGTTGACCTGTCACGTCCTTCAATAGGTCCGTCTCTGAAGATGGCTCTACCTAGTGGTGTCAGTTGCCTTGCTGCTTGCGCCATGTCGTGTGACGGTGCTCCTACAGTAATTGTGGCTACTTTTGGTGGCTGATAGTAGTCTGCTATCTCGGCTACTTTCGTGGGTGTCACTCTTGTGGCAATCGCTTCGGGAACAAAGTCAGATAAACTGATCTTGTTGCCTTGACGATCTACCATGTATCGTACACCATTACCATAGTCAGGGTACGGTAAACGTACGTAGTTTCCTAGTTGTCCATTGGCAAGTTTCTCTTGCTTAGGATTCACTTCTTTAGGGTTGAGACCTGTTACTTGGTGCGCTGCAAGGAACATGCGTCGCATGTCTCCTGCAAGAAGAAGTTCTGTAGCGAATACCCAAATGTGGTAGCCACGCTTAGTCTTCTCAACCCATGATGGTACGCCTACTGCTTGGAATGCATCGTGCAATGACCATGCTTCTTCGGGAGCATCGTAGTCAATGTCGGTGCAACCCCATACACATTGTGTTTGACCACCATGTGACAAGCAGGGATAGACACCGATGAATGGTCCTGTGGCTAAATGGTTTTTGAAATGGTCGGGAGTTAAAGGTGATCGGACACAGCCACCTTCCCATGAACCATAAGCATCGCCACGTCCACGGAACAGTGTGACAAATCCTTTTAGGATTTCGTCATCCATTGCCGACCTCACGTAGGAACTGCGAGGGTAACTCGCCATCACGCAAACGTGTAAGACGACCTGATCCCTGTTCAATCTCAAAGTCAATGTCATCAATAAGACTGCCAGCAGGACGCTTGTTCTTCACGAGGTTAAGTGTCAACGTATGTGAATGGATACGTGCTTCGTAACGCAAGTTATCTAGTTGTTCCATAGCACGCTCAGATGCCGTTGACTTATCTAGTTTGGCTTCAAGTTCACGGATCTGTGACTCAATCTCAAAACGCTTACGACGCACACCAATGATGTGTGTCGCTTGCTGCTCACCACCAAACGACCCTGACGAGATAGTCATACGCTTACCATCAGAGCCTGATGAACGTGAAGTCTGATGCAGCACCAATAGTGGTACGTCATGTCGTCGCCCCCAAGCCTTCATCGTGTTGGCTTTAGATGGGACATCTTCACCTCCACCTTGAAGGAGTTCAAGATAGTCAAAGACGACAAGGTCGGGTTTCTGTCCCCACATGTCAGAGACTTCAGACATGGCTTTCTCCATATCGGAGAGAGCCATAGGCTGGTCAAGAACAGCGAGGGTTGGGAAGTGTTCGTTCGCTGTCTGCTTCAATAAGTCAATTGCCTCAGTGTCGTCCATTGCGATGAGGCGTTCAAGATCTGCTGCGTTCACGCCGTGTGTAACACAGGCGAGTTTAATCAATACGAGTGTACGTGGTTCGTCAGGTACAAAATAAATAATGTTCTTGTTGCTGTTAGCCTTCAACATCTCTAGCAACGTTAATGTCTTACCACTGTGGCTGTACCCAATAACTAGGCACATCTCTCCTGCAGCGATGCCACGCATCTCACGATCAAGATCATTGAACCCTGTGTAGATACGTTCGTGTGGTGATTGCGCCCAGCGTACGAATTCGTCTGCTGCTTCTTCAAGTGGATGGTAGTACGTGTGTCCTTTGTGTTCTGCCACGGGGGAAGGAGATGGGGACGATTGCTCGTCCCCATCCTTCAGTGCTTTCCACTTCGCAGAAAAATCTACGGTGGGTTCTGTCATGACGCACCCTTGGGTGGCCAAAACGCTGCTGGCTCTTGACCTTCAACTGCGTCTGCCTGCTTGAACCAAGGACGCTTTGTTCCTACTGCTTGGTCACGGTTGTCCCACACACGTCCAACGCCTGCCTTCTTGCATGCGGTGACTAACCAGTTGGGAAGATCGCCATGCTGCTTACCAGCGACGACAAGTGTGGTACTGCTCGTTGGTTGTGGTGATGCAGCCTTGGTGAACGTGGGCTTGGGTGCTTCGTTCGCTACTTCTTCCATAGTTGAGTTAGGGAATGTCTGCTGAAGCATTTCAACACCGTGGTCGGAATTGAAACCATGTGCATTGTTAAGGGCTTCGCTTACTGCGTCAAAAGCGATAAGCCACTCAGCAATGTTGCTCATGGTATTCGTGTCCTTCACGATCAGTTCGGCTGCGATCTTTGCAGCCACCTGTGTGACAATGGATTGGTCTTTGCTGATCATTTTAGTGATCCTTCCTGTGGTTGTATATCTGATGAAGTTAACTTGCTTCCCTTGCATATTGACCAGTACGAGCACCAAGTCTGACTACACAAATAGTGTGTGTCATTCTTGGTCCACGACTGATCTGTGCCGAGGAGGAGTGCCTGCCTAATGAAAGGTCTGACAATCTCTCTAAGCCAATCGGCATGGCTCTCGTTACGGTGAACCGACAGTATTTGTGCCGATCCTCCACGAACTAGAATTCCGTACTTGAATGTTGCTGGGTATTCAAGCCACCCATTTGCGACTGCTGCTGCAGCGTACATGGTTGGCTGTACTGCTTGTGATTGCTTGTCACGTTGATTGTATTTTCGGGCTGCAGTTTTCCAGTCCCAAACACCAGTCGTCGTTAGACAATCCATTGTACCAATACCATGGACCTTCACTGTGTTATCGCCCAAAATAAATTCGTCCATAGGGAAAGTAAATGACTTTTCTACAGCGACAACTTCCCCAACGTGGGGCAGGATGTTCTTGTCAAACTCTCGTACGAGTTCGTGAACGAAATCGTAGAGTTGTTCGTTGGTGTACTTGACACGGTTGAATGGCTCGTCAAGGAGTTTGTTTAACTCTGCGAGTCCAACCTTGATACCTTCACCCTTGCCTTCAAGAATGCTGGCGATGCCAGCATGGACTGCAGTGCCTAGGATGGTGGCATCGTTGGGCATGTTCCACTCTGACCTGATCATGCCTTGGCGACCACGCTCATTACACATGAGCGCATCACCAATCCAAGACTGGCGTACGTAGACGTTGGTTGTTCCGTCATCATCAATTTGAATTTTCATAGTTCTTCTTTCAGTTGTCTGTGCAAGCGTGCTGCATGAGAAGGAACAAGATCCATTCCCCACATTACATTCACTAGCACTCTTATTTGAATTGCTGTTGAACCCTTGCTAACTCTATGTCGGAGTTCATCCATTTGTTCTTCAGTGAAATTAAGTTTACGTTCTGTACGACGACGATTCAGTTCAGCACCATTCAATCTAGCAGTACGAGTGAGCACGCTCCACTCGTCATGAAACATTAATTGCGCATGCAAGAACTGCAGCATCTTCTCTTCTGTCCAAGGTGTACCGAGGTCTAGATATTCTGCGATATCTAAACCGCACCATCCCTCATTAACTGGATCTACTTTGATCTGCGTTGGAGTCTTCACGACGACATCGCAGAGACAGTCAATGTCGTGAGCAACGACATTGCAGGTTGCAGGTTTTATTTGTTGTGGCATTTCATCTCCTTTAATATGGTGTTAAATGGATACTGTATGCAATCCGATCACTCCGTGTCGGATTGCATCTAGTACTCGTGCTAATCCCCGTTAGGGATAGTATACACGTTGAATTGATCAACTTGCATAATACCTGCTCACGGCTACTTTTTTGGTTTGGGTATTTCTTTCATGTGAGGGTGACCCCGATGCTTAGCACATGTCGGTGCTGATTTCAAAGGCACATGAGTAATGATTGTCGCTGCACATTTCTCACAGAACCACCACTTCTTGTCGTCGCTAGTCATTGAGGTAGAAACCTTTGCTCTAGGTCTAACGTGTCTAGGATTGAATCAGCAAGGCGTACTGCTACGTCTTGCTCATCATATGAATGGACTTCAACTGCTTCATCTTCATCATCATCTTCGTCCGTTGTCTTTAGCACGCAGCCAGTGAATGAGGAACTGAAGTCAATTACTTTGTCAATCAGTTCACCATCCTCCCCGACTACGATGTGGACAATGGGCGTAAATGTAACGTGATATATTTTCATGTTATCTCCTTTTAGAATACTGATATTGAATAGTTGTCCCAAGTGAAAATCGTTGTGGCATCTACATGCCATAACGTGAAGCCCTCTTCGTCAACCTCTAACAGTTCACCGCAAGCGATCTCTTCATCAGAGTCAGAGTGGTTGATGCATAGATGTTTGCCGATCAGGTTTTCCATGATGGTGATGATGAGTGCATACTCACTGTAGGTGTAGGTGAGTCTGATGGTCATCATGCACTCTCGTACAGAAGGCTAAGAATTTCTTCTTGAACTGCAACGAGGTTACGCATATCTGCACTTGATTCTTTGCCGTACTTAGAGTCAGGACCGTACTTGGTCATCTTGCTAATCAGGTTTTGGATTGCGATACCAATCGTTTTGTGAAGTGATTCCACTTCTTGCAACGACAGGGTGATAGATAACTCTTTCATTTGTTTCCTTTGTTTGTGTGTTTAACATGATATTAAATGGGTGGTGGAGCAGGGGGCTACCCCACCACCCACAGCATTATGCGAAGGTACTAACAGCCTTCGCAGTAAGTGGGAAGTCATCACGAAGCAGGCGACGAATCGCAGCAACGTCACGACTATTGTTGCGGACAACTGAACGATGTTGTTCATAGCCTTGGACAGCCATGACAGCATCAAACGCTGTCTCTCCACGAGTCTTCTCGTTCCACTCGGCAACGATACCATCCCAAGCAGTGTCATACATAGTCTGACTACGACCAGCCTCAGATGGACGTGACCCAATGACAGCAGGGATGACACGCTGTGTGAGCATGCGCTTGTCTGCCTCAATATCTAGAAGGCGATTGATCTCAAGATCAAACTGATCAAACGAAGTCATCATCCCTTCCAAAGATTTGATTGCAGCAGTAGCGATATCACTAGCGTTACGAGTGTGACGAATAGTGAACCCAGTGTCAGCACTCCAAGGAGTGAACGTGTTCTGACAGACCCAAAGGTTACTCATGTACTTGACAGCGAGAGGATAAGTCCCATCGTGTGAAGTGTAGAGACCCATGTAGCGAGTCATCTTGTCAGTCTCGTCACCATCCTTACGGACAACCTTGACCATGTCACGGAACTCAATGACAAGGAAGATGACCTGACCACCCCATAGTTCTACAGCAGACACAGGCTGTGCATCACCACGTGCTTGCATGATGACATCTGTATACTGACCGAGCACTTCGTTCTGCACAGTTCCGTACTTGTTGCTGTGCATACCGAGGATGCTTTGCTTGTCGGTGCGGATGATTGCAGCATGTTGATCAGCGTTCTGCTGAGTTAAACCTAACTCTGCAAGAGTACGCTTCTCTACCTGCCAGTTCAATCCAGCAGTGACTAAGAGTTCGTCGCCAGTACGAACGCTGTCACTGATCTGAGTCTTCAGACCAACAACCTCACCCTTACTGTTGACACTCTCACCTAGTCCATGCCACGGTGCGACACGGAACGCTCCGCTAGTCACACCACCCAGCACACCATTTTGATCGTAACCCATTTTAATATTCTCCTTTTGTTGTTGTTGTTTAATATGGTATTAAATTACTTACTTGCTTTTCTTCGCAACAGGGTCAGTGCTGGGGAACAACTCATGGTTCTTCATCCAACGCTTAACCCATTCTTTACGACTCTGATTTAATACGTTGACATTCAAGCCAACGCACTCGTCAACAGTATCTCTATCTAATGCCGACTGACCCTTACGATACCTGTAGGGGGCGAACACCAGTGTATCATCACAGAATGCACCTTCCACCTCTAATAAGGTAATTGCTTCGTCATGATCCTTGAACCAATATGAGACACGAAGATTGTCGTACTCTTCTAGTTGAGGATAGTTCTCAATGTCTGCAGGGAACTCACCAATGCCAGCAAGACAATCAGTGATCTCGCCAGTATCTGATTCAAGTTTACTAACCTTGACAAACTCACGCTCAACACCATCAAGTTCTGCGATGAACGAATTCATCTTATTAGTGATGTGAACAAACGTAGGTCCGAAAAGTTTTTCGTAGAAGTTTGCACGATAGTAGAACTCTTCTGCATGATCTAGATCTTTGATGCACCCAATGTCAGTCACCATGCACAGGAATACGATTGCTTTGTATTCAACCTTGAGGTCTCTCACTGCAGGCTCACCAACGTACGGTGAATCATAATCTTTATAGAGATCATCTTCAGGGATGATCGTGTTCTTGAAGTTGTATGTTAAAGCCATTCTGTTTTCTCCTTGTTGTTTAATATGATGTTAAATTATTTACTTGTTAGATAGGTAATAAAAGAATACCTGCTTGTATCTGTAGTCCCATTCTTGAGGGCGTACGCCGTAACATGATACATGTTTGCGGTATCATCCCACCAAATGTTGATGTCGTAATCTTCATAACATCCCCACCAGTCATCACCGAATTCGTGATAGGAATTCTCATGCTCATCCATGGCGTAATCAAGTATTGCACTTCGTATATGTGGTTTGATTTGTAAATCCATTTTGTTTTCCTTTCGTTTAATATGATGTTAAGTTGGGGTTGTGTGGGATGGGGAGATTCAATAATCCCCACCCCACACAGAACTATTAGCGACGACTGACCTCAACGTCAGGATACGAATTGTAATCCCACTCAATGTCAACGATGCCATCATGATCATCTGAATCAAGAGCATCCAAGTCTTCAGGATTATCGTTAAGACGATCCTCAAGGAATTCACGTACGTCACTCTCAACCATGCTTGCTGGGGCTTTGCATGTCACAGATACCCTATGAGTCAGAACGACCTCAAACTCAAACTCATGCTCAACAACATGAGGTGATTCCAAAGTACCCTCCTCAATTAAAGGTGCGACAAGATCCCAAATACTATCGTCTGCATCTAATGCTTCAGACTCAGCGATACGATTAATGAACTCCTGAAAGATCGCAGTAATACGATTCATCTCAATGTAACGCTTACCTGACTGATCACTAACAAACTTGTAGTGATCAGTACGATTCTTGATATCGTACATGTTGATAGCAGGAATGTCAGTACCCTCAACGAACTCGGTACTACCATTCACAATCCACGCCCCAAGTTGGTAATCCTTGAAGCGATCATCATGATTGATCTCTAAAATTGTGAACTTATTCATTTGAACGTGCTCCTGTTCTGTTGTAATTTCTTCTGAACTCATTTTAATTTTCTCCTTGTTTGTTTGGTTTATTGTTTGTATTTAACATGATGTTAAACTCAGTAGACATCAACGACAAAAGTACTGTCGCCAATTAACTGCCGAGCCTTGCCCTTAGCGGACAGGTCACCAATGACTGCACCCTCAGAGAGCATCCATTCATCAGTCTTGTCAGCATCAACAAAGGACACGCCAAAGTCCTTGATGCCAAAGAATTCTCGCAAAGCCTCCACGTCAATAGGTTGACCCTTTTTACGTGACGTGACCACAGCAACCTTACCTCCACGTTCAAGATGACGACGCACCTTATCCACGTCAGAGTTCTCATTCCAAGAGTAACAGTAATTGAAATTACCGTAAATCTCATCAGAGTTATGCGCTATACGAGCAGGGTTCTTAGTGTAACCGTAAACGGTAACATGCGGAAGATCACCCAAACTAGTCAGACACTTATGCCAAGACAGATCAGAGTTAACATCAGGTCTGAACAAGATGTCACCATGTTTAAGCACAGCCCTACCTAACTCCCACCCAAGACGATAAGCAGCCACCGATGGATACTTACCCCAAAGATGAGTCCTCCACACCCAAGCCTTACGTACACTGTCGTAGCGACCATTACCGTTATTGAGGACACACACTTTGGTACAGTCGCCACGCCATGCACACAGTTCATAGTCACTGATGTCAGCATGAGCCAGTGTCATCCCGTATGTCGCTACCTTGCTACCGTTTAACTTCATGTTAAATTGAGGCGCAGTCAAAAGATCTGCGACGACAGGGTTAAAGCCTTGCTCCTGACGTACCTCTTTGATTAGATCATTGCCATAGACAGATCTACCACCCATGACAGCATCACTGTAGCCGTACTCTAAATATGAATTTGTATACTCTTCGCTGTTGCGAAGAATTTGAGATAACTTAGGCTTGATAGCCACTTGAATTTCCACTTAAACCTCCTCAGGTTTTCATTTAATATGATGTTAAACGCTTACAACTAAATAGCATCCCTTGCGATAACGCTCAACTTGAACGCTCGCAAATTTAGAGTCTACCTCAATAGTACGTAACATAAACCATGTACCATTTATTTTAGTCCGACGCTCACCAGCGACGACAGAGGAGAATCCGTAGTCGTACGCTGATGGAGCGTTAGTCAAGAACCTAGAAAGGCTCATTATCGTCAGAGAACCATTGAGGCTCATAGTCCCGAAAGAACCTATATTCCTCACCAGCACCGACACTTCTACCCACCTCATAGGCGAACCATATGAGACCTACGATCAGTAATGACGCTAGACCTAATAGAACATATGGATACATCATAGTGTATACCCCAAGCCACGGTCAACGATTGAACGTAAACGTCGCTCTTCAGGGTCAGTGACTTCCGAATCCACCCCATAGTTAGGGATATCCCACACTTCACGATGATGCTGAGCAATAGCCTGAGCCTGCTCCTCATTATGACAAGTCATCTGAAAACGATGCGAATCAGAACTATCACCAGTAGGTGACCTGAACCAAAGCCATACGACTTTGCCCTCGTTATATGCTGCAACTAATGAACCTTTCATGCTTACTCCTTTGTCGTTGTTTAATATGATGTTAAATGTATTTTGGGGCAGGCAGTTTTACGTCATGCCTAGGACGCTTGACCCAGTGGATAATAGGCAACCAATTTATGAGACCTCCGACCCCTACTATTCTACTAATATATTCGGTCCATGCTCTATCAAGATTCAAGCAGTTTCACGTCATGCTCAGGACGTTTAGCAATTTCGCAATATTTTCGATGCCCATGCATGAACGTATCCATGCACTTCGTGCTCCATTGCCAAACCTATTTAAGATGATGTTAAATGGACTCAGGCAATACGCTCAGCCCAAATAAAGCCCTTGGACTCAATCTGATCCTCAACATAGTCAAGCCATGACTCATCAATATAATCGTAATCGTGCTCAGACATAGTCTGCTCCTTTTAATGTTATGTAATAGCGCACTATTGCGCAGTAGACTAGCCTCCACCGAAGGAGGTAGTTACCGTTTAACACCATGTTAAACGGTAACCTAGCCTCAGTCAAATTAAGCCTTGACAAGGGCTTTAGTCGTACTCTTAGAGATCTCAGCCTCAAGCCATAGGGCAAGCGCCTTCTTCTCCTCCAACGACCATTTAGCGACAGATTCGCAAGTATGGGCAAATTTATCCACAGTAGAATTCACTGTGACATCCTTTTCACCATCGCTTGAAACTGTGACAGTCTTGGGCGCTGACTTCTTCGCCTGAGCCTGAGCCTTAGCCTCATCAGCCTTTTTCTTGGCTTCAGGACTAATAGCGCATAGAGCCGATGGAAGACTAGGGTACTTCACAAGTACGGCAGCAACATCCTTATAGGACTTCATGCGGTCTTCCTTGTGAGCCTTAGCCAATTCCCGAAGAACACGAGAAGCGAGTGACATCTGAGCCCCAAAGGACTTAGGCGACACGGTCTTCTTCATGATCGCAGGAAGCAACTTGAAAGCCTCGTCACACGTAGTATCAGCAGGCTTAGCGTCTGCCAACAAGACGTAGACTTCGCTACGAGTACGTTCGGCTTCAGTGAAGCGTTCAGCGTTCTCAGTTGCCACTTGGGCGAAGAGCGAGTTTGATCGGATAGTAGTCATGATGACCGTCCTATTCTGTTTGTAATTTAATATGATATTAAATGGAGCAAGCATATGGTTATGCCACTCACCTACTCCGATTCATCATACCTTTCTTGTACCTCGTTTGTTCAGTACACTAGTTCCGTGGCGGACGGAATCGGGAAACAGTCCTAGTTCTATTGGCGATCCGTGTGCATGTGCGTGTGCGTGTGCATGTGGAGGGGTGCATGGGGGGGTGTACGTACCTATTCGCCAAAGAGTCCCTCAGGGCGTAGCCAAATCGTGATAGGTTTATATACTAGTGTGACCGTAGTCACAGTGGGGGTATTGTGTGGTGTTCAGCGACTGTCGTTGCAGGTAGGAATATGTTTTTAATGTATTTTACGGGATGGCATGTGCTCACAGAAGTAGGTGACGCAGTTCTTGAGAACTGCTGTCCCTGCGCTGTAGTTCCCTGTGGCTAGTTCGTAAGTGCAGGCGACCCAGTAGTACTGGTCGTTTTCTGCTACGAGGTAGCCTACTGCTGAGAGGACACATGGTTCGTGTTTGGCATCGGGTTCGTGCCAGTCGTCTCCCATGCTGTAGTGGTCTTCCCAAAAGATTTCTACTAGGGGTGGTATTTGTGGTGCTTCTTTTTTTACCATTTTACTTTGTCTGCCCAGTACGCTGCGGACATTGGTCCTTTAGCAATGTTGGATGCGTGACGTGCCTTGAAGGAGGCACGTTTCTTGGTCATGCGATCAGATTCTCCTGCTTTGGGTTTCCCTGCTGTGGATGCACCTTGTTCACCAAAGCGGATAGTTTTAACTTGACCACCTGATTTAGCCACGACAATATGAGACTTCTTAGGGTGGTCGGGTGTGCGTTTGGGTTTGTTGTAACCTGCTACACCTGCCCTAGCGAGTTTGGGGTCTTTGCTAGATGCCATTAGTACTTCTTTGTCTTAGATTGTACCTTCATACCTGTTTTGGCTGCTGCCTTTTTGGCTGCAGCCTTACCCTTGGCAGTATAAGGGAATTTCTTGTTTCCTACTTGTGGCATATACGCTCCTGTCGTCGCAACTAGTACTAGTTATAGATCAACGAGTGCGTCCCTGCGGTAGCACTCGTTGATAACCATAAGCCCCTAACCTAAGCGTTACCCGTTACCTCACTAAACAGGTAACGAAGTTGCCTGTAATTGATGAGTATTGAAGAAAATGTGCTGGATGCGCGCCAAGAATCTTACATAGGTTGGCTATGTACACCTCCTTCTGAACGTGTCCCTTCAAGCAAAGAAAAGTATGCCGACTCCATCGGAGTGAACGTTGTCACTTTGCGTCGTTGGGAGAAGAAGGAAGTCTTTAAGAAGACTTGGGCTTCCAAGGTAGAGGACATTCAGGGCTCTCCTGAGCGTTCGCAGCGCCTTCTTGATACTTTGTACAATCAGGCGATTGGCGGCGACATACGGGCAGCACAACTGTATCTGCAAGCCACCAATCGGATGTCTCCTCCTACGCTGACAGTTAAGTCTGAGAAGTCAACGGCTGAACTATCTGACAAGGAGTTAGATGATCTGATTTCTGCTGTTGCTTCTCGTGAGCAGGAGTCACGCAAACTTCGTATTGTATGACCGAGTTGGTTGAATGCCCTGTTTGTGGTGAAGAGTATCCACCTGCAGCATGTAAGTGGGAATGTCCAGTGTGTGGTCAGGAAGATAATCCCGAGCCACTTAAGATGAGGAAAAATGGATCTGAGTGAACTTCTCAATGAGAAGGAATGGCGCAAGTGCAAGGGTGGCGAAGACGCTTCTGTAGATGATTTAGTTGAAGCGTTCAAATACTTTTGTGATAACTACTGGCATATTAAACATCCTGAGCGTGGTCGTATCAAGTTTGATATGCGTGAGGCACAGATTGAAACTATTCGTGCTTGGCTTTCTAATAGATACAGTGTAGTTCTTAAAGCACGTCAGATTGGGTTTTCTACTCTTGGTGCAGCGTACGCTTTTTGGTTGACGTTCTTTTGGTCTGATAGGTTTGTGGTCATGCTTTCTCGTACTGAACGAGAGGCTGCCAAGTTGCTGCAGAAGTCTAAGTATGGTTTTAAATTCATCCCTCTATGGATGAAAGAACGTGGACCTGACATCACGTCTGACAACCAATTAAAGATGACGTTCTCTAACGAGTCCTCTATTGAATCATTACCTTCAGGTAATGATCCTGCCCGTGGTGAATCCGTGTATCTCGTTATCGTTGACGAAATGGCGTTCTTACCCAACTCCGAAGAGGCGTGGGCTTCCATTGAACCTATTGCTGACGTTGGTGGTCGTGTCATCTGTCTAAGTACGGCTAACGGATCAGGTAACTTCTTCCACCAAATGTGGGTAGGATCACAAAACAAAACAAACTTGTTTAAAGGTATTTTTTGGCCTTGGTCTGCTGGTGACCGTGACGAACAATGGTATGAGTCAAAGTCTAAAACGATGCCTTCTTGGCAGTTGCACCAAGAATACCCTCGTAGCCCTGAAGAAGCGTTTATTAAATCAGGTAACCCCGTTTTTGATATTGACATTTTGATGCAATATGAGATTGAAGAACCACAACGTGGATACTTGCACGTGACTGCCCGTAAACAGGCTGAATACAGAGAAACTCCTGATGGCGAGTTGGCTATTTGGGAAATGCCTGAACCTGATGGTATTTATGTTATTGGTGCTGACATTGCTGAAGGTCTAGGTCATGGGGACTATTCGTCGGCGCACGTCATTAATGCTCGTACAGACAATTTAGTAGCGCACTGGCATGGTCATATTGAACCTGACCTTTTTGGTGATGCCCTTTGCGAAATAGGATGGCTTTACAATGGTGCTTTAATTGCTGTGGAAAACAACAACCACGGTTTAACCACTGTGAAGGCTATGCAACGATATGGCTACAAGAACATGTATCGTCAGCGTCGTTTGCAACAGCGCAACCCTGAACCTTCAGAGATTGTTGGTTGGCGTACTACAACTGCGTCAAAGCCTTTGGCTATTGACGAGTTGGCTGGGGGTATCCGAGACAATGTTATTTACATTCCTTGTGAACGCACTATTGCAGAATTAAAGACATATGTTCGTAATGCTAATGGCAAGATGAATGGTTCTCCTCACGACGACAGAGTGATGTCTTTGGCTATCACATATCAAATGTTGAAGTATGTGTGGCTTCCTGAGTACAGACCCGAGATAGCGTCACCAAAATATAGTCTTCACTGGTTTGAACGTTTTATACAATATGGTGACGAAGGATTAAAAACTGTACCATTGGGCGCATATAACGCACGAAAGAAGTAGGTAACGATCCACTTATAGTGTGATGGGATCTATTAACTGCGTAGAATGTGACAAACTATTCTCTTTTGACGTACTTCCACGTAGAGGTGCTGTCTGTTTTGGTTGTCACGTAAAAGGTATCCGTTTAGGGTTTGCTCATGGTAAAGAAGACTTCCATGGTCCAACCATTAAACAGCGTCAAGATGAACAAATGAGGCATGCTGCCAATGCTGGCATTAAAGCCGAACCTGTTGGGACTCGTTGGATCTAAATGTATTGGATCACCCCTATTGTCGTCGCACTTATTGGTGGTCCTTTAATGTTGGCTTTAAAAAGGTACGACACTCGCAATACAAGAGAACATGGCGAGAACTATAAAGTTCTTCGCCGTATTGAAGACAAAGTTGACCACATAGATGATCGTTTGGACGATCATGTTGAATACCACTTGAAAGAGGGATTATGAAATATTCAGAATCAGCCAAGAAAGCAGTCGCAACATTCGTGTTTGCCTCAACAGGTATTCTTGTTGGTGGCGCTGTAGGCGGTCTAGAGATTTGGAAGACAGCCCTTTGGACTGGTGTTGGCGCACTCATCAACTTCGTTTATCGTGCGTCTGAAGAATACATTAATAGCATTGAAGGCGAGTAATCAATGGCTCGTCCTTCTAACTCTGAGGCACTTACTCGTTATCAAAAGAAGATTGCTATTACCAAACGTTGGCGACGTGAGGAAGAATACGACGATACGTGGCGACGTTTGATTGACCTTTATCGTGGTCGCCATTACGAAGACATCTCTGACGAAGATCGTCTTTTGATCAACATCTCATTTTCTACGATTAACGTTATCGCACCTAGTGTTGCTGTTAACTATCCTAAGATTGCGGTTAATGCCCGTCGCCCTGCTGATGCGCCTAAGGCGATCATCACTGAGGCTGTAATTAACTATTGGTGGAAGCACTACAAAATACGTCCCGAATTCCGCAGGGCTGTAAAAGATTTCCTTATCGTCGGTCATGGCTGGTTGAAGTGTGGCTATCGTTATGTTGAGGAAGAGAACATCTCCGAAGAGGGGGATCATTCTGATCCTAATGTTGAGGGCAACGAAGTAACTCCATCTATTGTGATTGTTGAAGATCGTCCTTTTGTTGAGCGTGTATCACCATTTGATGTGTACGTTGATCCTGACGCTACTTCAATGCAAGATGCCCAGTGGATTGCGCATCGTATCCGTCGCTCATTGAAAGATATCAAGAGCGATAAAAGGTACTCACGGGCTGCACGTGAAAACATTAATGCTACCTCGTGGGGTCGTTATAGTGAAGATCCAGCAAAACGTAAAGTTCAAGACACCGAAGAAGGCTATGTTGAAGTATGGGAATACTACGACATTGCTAAAAAAACAATGTGTGTTTTTGCTGAAGGTTCAGAACAGTTCTTGGTCAAGCCAATTGATATGCCGTACGCTTTCGGTCATCCTTTTGTGATGATCCGAAACTACGACATTCCTGACTATTTCTATCCCATGGGTGATCTTGAGGCTATTGAGCCGCTTCAACGTGAGTTGAATGCGACTCGTACTCAGATGATGAATCACCGTAAACGGTACTCACGTAAGTATTTGTTCAAGGAATCAGCATTTGATGCTGATGGTCGTGATGCACTTGAATCAGACTACGACAACGTTTTAGTTCCTGTATCGGGTGACGAGAACCTTAATAACGTTGTTGTGCCTTTCCCTGCTGTAGTTACTCCTCCTGAGTTCTATCGCCAGTCAGACATTATTGAAGGCGACATTCAAACTGTTTCAGGTGTATCTGAGTATCAGCGTGGTGGTGTTCCTGAGATTCGTCGTACAGCGACAGAAGCAGCAATTGTTCAAGATGCTGCGAATGCTCGTGCTGCTGACAAGTTGGCTACCATTGAAGGTTCTATCGCTGAGGTGGCTTTCCGTCTTGTTGCTCTTGCTCAACAGTTTATGACTGGTGAGCAAGTTGCTCGTGTTGTTGGTCGTGATGGCGAACCTACATGGGTTACTTTTGAGCCTGAATATATTGCTGGAGAGTTTGACTTTGATGTTGAGGCTGGTTCTACAGCCCCAGTTAATGAGTCTTTCCGACGACAGATGGCATTGCAGATGGTTGACGCTATGTCGCCGTTTGCTGGCGCTGGTCTTATTAACATGCCTGCGCTTGCAGCGCATGTTCTGCAGTTTGGTTTTGGTATCAAGAACCCTGACCAGTTCATTCAGCAAGCACCTCCTCCACCCGAAATGGGCGAAGGTATGCCACCTGAAATGGGTATGCCACCTCAAGGTGGTATGCCTATGCCTCCTGATGTGGGTGGTATGACTTCGCAGGGTGCGCCTGCTGCAGGACCAGTTCCTGTTGCTCCTCCACCTTCAAGCCCTGATGCGCTTTCAGGTGTTGACCCTTCGGTGTTAGCGATGCTTTCTTCTCGTATGGGCATGCAGTTACCTAACACCATGTAACGATATGTTTGTATCTATAGAGCAACCATTTAGGACTCTAAGGAGATACAGGTGACAGACACCTTTGAAGATAGCCTTGGCGCAGACCCCATTGTTGATGGACAAGTTGAAGATCAGGGATTAGCCGAACTAGATGCACCAGTTCTAGACCTAAGCGAATACAGTGACCATTACGTTACTGTAAAAGTTGATGGCGAAGAAGTACGTGTGCCTCTATCTGAGGCTGTTGCTGGCTATTCACGTCAAGCGGATTATACCCGTAAGACGCAAGAGTTGGCATCGCAAAAGCAAGAACTCCAATGGGCTTCTGCTATACGGCAAGCACTTGAAAGTGATCCTGCTTCAACACTTGATTTATTGTCAAATCACTATGGTATTAGCCGTAGGGATGCGCAACAGATGGTTGAGGATGATCCGTTTTTAACGGATTTTGGGATTGAAGATCCAGTTGATAAACGTCTCCAAGAGATTGATAGACGAGTATCGGCTTTTGAACAGGTGCAGGCACAGCAGAGACTTGAAGAAGAGATCTCGCGTTTGCAAACCAAATATGGTGAAGATTTTGATCCTCAAGAAGTTGTATCCGCTGCCATCGGGCAGGGGAATACGAATCTTGAAGCAGTCTTTAAGCAGGTTGCTTTTGACCGTGTTAGTGCTAGGCGTTCAGCAGAAACTGAACGTGCCACTAAGGCGACTGAAGCAAAACGTGCAGCGTCTGTTGTTTCAGGTGCTACATCTGCTAGGACTGCAAAGGATGAGGTCGGACCTGTAAAAACAATCGCTGACGCTTGGGCTGCTGCAAAACGGCAACACGGTGTCTCTTAAACCTTAAAGGGGTAATTATTATGGCTATTCATGGAGATGCACTACAAACACTGTTGGCAACAACAGTTGCAAACTACCGCAAAACACTTACTGACAACGTTTTCAACGCTCGTCCTTTGACCTATTTCTTGATGGATAAGGGTCGTGTTCGTATGTTGAATGGTGGAACTAACATCGTTGAACCTCTTATCTACGGTGAGAACTCAACTGTGTCGTCGTACTCAGGTTATGATGCTGTTTCGCTTACTCCTCAGTCGGGTATCACTGCTGCAGAATACGACTGGAAGCAGTACGCTGCTTCCATCGCTATCTCGGGCATTGAAGAAGCGAAGAACAATGGTGAGCAAGCAATGGTTAACCTTCTTGAAGCGAAGATCATGCAGGCTGAAGAGTCAATGAAGGAAGGCTTTAACGCCATGTTTTTCGGTAATGGTACTGGTAACAGTAGCAAGGACTGGAACGGCTTGGGCAACCTTATTGAATCAGGTAACAGCGTTGGTGGCATCAATGGTGCTTCTGAATCATGGTGGAACTCATATGAGGAAAACACTGCTGGTGCTTTGACCCTTGCTCAGATGACGACTGCCTATAACACTGTTAGTGTTGGTAACGATCATCCTGACATGGTTCTTGGTACTCAGACTTTGTTTGAGAAGTATGAGTCGTTGTTGCAACCTCAGTTGCGCTACACCGACACCAAGACTGCTGATGCAGGCTTCCAAAACTTGTTGTTCAAGGCTGCTCCTGTGGCTTATGATGTTGACTGTCCTGCTGGGAACTTGTTCTTCTTGAACAGCAAGTATCTCACTTTGGTTGGTCACTCGGACAAGTGGTTTGAAGTTACCCCATTCGTGCGTCCCGAAGAAAAGGATGCTCGTTTCTCGCTGGTCATGTGCTACGGTAACCTCACGGTCCGTAACCGTAAGAAGCAGGGTAAACTTACGGCTAAGACTGCCTGAGTTTTTCCGACAAGGAATACAGAGAACCCACCCTTCGGGGTGGGTTTTTTGTTGTTATAGGTAACGATTATTTAGTGTTATAGGAATCTATTTTTAGGGAGATATAATGGCTGCAAAGAAAATTACTGGTCGTTCAGCAGATGCTGCTGCTGGGGCTGCTACTGCTCGCAAGTTGGCTGCTGCTGCTAAAATTGCACAGGCTAAGGCTGACGAGGCAAAGAAGGCTGCTGCTGCTGCAAAGAAGAAGTTAGTTGCGTCACAGGCTAGCGATGCTGCCAGTCGTCGTTATGTGTCCACAAGTGGTGCAATTATCACGGACAGATTTGGACGCAAAACACAACAAAGCACTTTGAAAGATAAGAAAACTGGTATCAATCGTCAAACACAAACATTCCTTGATGAGCCTAAGGGTAGCGAGTATAGGTCACGAACGGGTTATAGTGCAACCAATGCTAAAACTAGAAAAAATATTATGAACTATGGTCCTAAAGAGGGTTCTTATAAAGCCAGTTTTGGTAAGTAGGTAACGATTCAGCCTACTAATGATGGCTGGAACACCTATACATTCATACTACGGGGTATCTGCAACACGAGACTCACGTCCATACGCTACAGCAAATGCTGCTCCTGCGCCTGCTGGCGGTATGCCCTATATGGGGCATACTCGCTGCATGGCTAACGAGGAAACATGTCAGGGTGCTCGTGCTAAAGGCACTGAGTTCTGCATTGGTCATCTACGACAAAAAGCGAAGGAGATAGCCAGTGAACCTGACTGAGATTCGCTCTAAGATTCGTGAGATTGTTGACCTTGATGCACAAGATGTTTCGGACACTCTTCTTAATATGTATATCAAGGATGGCTTTGAACGCATTATTGCGTTGGAGCGACGTTGGCCTTTTTATCAGAAGACTTTTAATTTAAGCACTGTTGAGGATCAACGTGCTTATGCCATTAACACTGTTGGTGATGGTAACTTGCGTGAGATCACTTCTGTTGTAGATACTTCTACGACTGGTAATCGTTTAGAGTACATTTCTTATGATGATGCTGAATCAGTTTGGGTGGGATCTTATGACCAATCTTCACGACCCTCATATTTCACGTTTTGGCAGGAACAGATCC